GACTGCCATTTGTTTCTCCTCTGAGAATTAATTTTCCTATAATTTATTTATAAGCACTAAGATTCAAGCAGTGCCTTAGCAACAGCAGCGACTAGCTCGTCATCTACTTTGTTGTCTGTCTTGGCAGCAGCTTTCTTTAGTATCTTAATAACAAAATCTTTAATTACTGAGTCCAGATCTTCTGGGATTCTATCGATAGCCTTATTAATGATGCTAATAGCGATAGGCATTAGAAAGTTAATCATAATCAACTTAGAGTATAGTACTCTATATATACGCTTACTTAGGATCAGCGATGTCGATCATATACTTCCTGTCGTGGTCTTGAGTTAATTGTGCAAGACGCTGACGCATTCTCTCAGTGATCTCTTTCTTTGCTTCACTGTCATCTATAACTGTCTTCTCCACCTCTTCAGAATGGTTGGTGGGTTCTACATCTTGTGTCTCACAAGGTGCTTTCTTTTTAATTGCTTCTTTTTTAGTCTCGTTGTACGCAGACACTGCTTTCTCTTTGATGTCTGCCAGTGCGGACTTAAGATTTGAATTCATAGTTTCGGACATAAGATCCTCCTTCTTGGGGTTAATGATAACATTACCCTTCTTCTTTGATTTTAGATTGCCTTGCAACTTGCTATCGTTGACTTCATTATTAGGTTTAGCCATGTTGCCTCTCTAAAATCTTAGCAAGTTCTTCATCTGAGAAGACCCCAGACTCACGTAACTTACTAACAAAATCAGATTCCCCATCGGTACTTTCTTTTTTGACATCACCTTTTTCATACCATTTACCGTCACCGTCATCGTCCTGCCACCTCTTAGGTTTCTTGGACTTCTTCGCTTCGGGTAATATATTTATACGTTCTGCGAGCATTGACTCGTGCAGATCTTGAATGTCAATTCCGATTACTTGTTCGTTGGCAGCTTGCAGACCCATATCTTCGGGAGCTTTGGCAGTCTTCTCGCCTTTCTTCCCTACGATAATGTAACGACCATCTGCTTTCCTACCTGTGATGACGAAAGAGTTACTACCATGATTGACAACCCGTCCAATGTTACGGTCCTTGTCATGCTCACGTTTCTTTCTGTCAATTTGTTCTTTCTCTACAGGGAATCCTGCATAACCTTCTACGATTGGCTCCCATGAATTGAAAATTTCCATGACCTTTGCTACACCATCCTGTAATTTCTTGGTGGGTAGTGTGGTTCCCTCTTCTAGGGAGTTTAAAATTCTCTGCTGATCTGTCTGAGTATACCCCATCAGTGCAGATGATACAAGCATTTCTAGTGTCATCGGTTTAGCCAAAAGAATGGTATTGTTTCCTATACTGTATTATTTAGTTTCTACAGTTTTTCTAATCTCTGCGTTGAAGTCAGAAAACTTCTTAACTTCTTGACCTGGTGTCATAGCCTGTAGTGCTGCTCTGAAGTTATCAGTGCCTATCTTCCATGTGTTACCACTGCCATCATCAGCAGAATAATTGGACTGGTCTTTGCTAGTATCAGCAGCATATTGCTGAGTAGCATTCAACTGTCCACCATCATCTTGCTCTGTGACATGCTGTAACCAAGCACGTACCTCTATGTCTTTGTCATCTTTCATAATAATATAGTTAGGTCCTCTATGCACAACACGTCCGATAAGTCCAGTGTCATCGTGCTCTACGATAGCACCCACCTTAAAGATTTGGTTGAGCATATAATAATCTCTGAATGTATCGAAATCTAACTTAGGAGCATACTCCCAGACAGATTCCTTAACATCCTTTTTCTTTTTACTGTCCTTCTTAGGAGGAGGTGTCATACCCTTCTTAACATCGGACATTAAAAGCTTACTGTATTTCTTACTGGTACCTTTAGGCATGCCAGCATGGAAACTATCATGGTCGTCACCAGAAGCATGCTTCCTCTGACCACTAGCACTTAGATTCTCAATAGGGTCATCTCCAGATCTAGCACCAGCAGACTTGATATTAATACTTTTAAAATCGTAGTGGACTCCATTGTATTTCTGAGTTAGTTTCTCGAATTCTTTTACTCGGTCGTCACCTACGACCATTGTTACGTGCTCTTTACCTTCATCATTGATGTCACGTAAGATATCAAATACATTACGTTGACCTTCATTGTTTTGAATTGCGTCCTTGTGACCTTTAAATATCTTACGCATGTGGTCAACCTTCTGTTGAGCACCTAGGGGGTTTTTCTTATGGTCTTGTGACCTGCTTGGATAGATTCTATAATTACCTGAGTCTCCACCATGTGCTTTAACAGCATCGAGGAGCTTGCCATGACCAGCATGAGGAGGATTAAACCTCCCGAAAGTAATCGCCACATGGTTATCTGCCTCCTGAGCTTCTTTCTTCTTCTCAGCAGGAGTCTTACCAGTCTTAGTAGCTTCTGTTATAAATTGTAAAAAACGCATTAACCCCAGTCCTTTGCGACGGTAAAGTTTGCTCTGGAAAACTCCAGTCTGTCCACTAATTTCAGAGCAGCACCATCTTTGATGGCAACAAACCCTTCTGGATTGGTAGCACGAAGACCATTCTCTGTCTCAAGAAATGTCCCCACACTCTTAATAGTAACCAGTTTATTTATGATAAGGACTTTAGCATCCATCAGGTTTTTAAACCCATCAAATGCATAACCCATCATGTTCCTACTTTTATTTAGGTATTTGATTGTGTCTGCTTTCTTCTGTGTCCACTGTGTCTTGGACTTCAGAGTCTTCTTCTTGGCAATCTCTTTGGAAAACCTATCACTAAGGAAGGCTTTAAATCCTGATGCCATAGCAGCAGAGTTAGCAGGTAACCTACCACCTCTAATTATCTGGTTAAAATATACTTTAAATAATGCAGGGATAGTCCAGGCACCCTTACCACCTTGTATGGTGTTGAGGAACCCAGACCCCTGACTTAAACTCCTTTCAGCAGAGGCTATCAGTTGATTTAGTCTCGCCTTATCAGCTTGCGAAAGGTTGGCGGCTCCATTGATGTTTTTAAATGTAGAAGAAAATACTGCAACGTTAGTAACACCTTGCAGACTGCCGACATCCACACCAAAACCAGCAGAGAGCTCTGCCATTGTGTTTCCTGTGTAGTGTGTATGAAAGACGATACCAATCTTAGATGCACCGACTTTCTTCCCCATTGGGGTATCAGCATCGACGCTATATGTGATAGTGTTTGGTTTAAATTTGTAGGTATCGTCTGTCTGTTTAGTCAGTGCCTTCTGATACAACAAGTCTCCTTGTAGTACCCCATCGATGGGTAAAGTACTTAAGTATTCAAGACATCTCTTTAGTATCAAAGCAACAGTACTACCAGCATAGAATCTGTCAGCATCTGCTGCTGTGTATACAATCTTAGGGTCGGTCTTATTAAACACTGACTTAGTGCCGACAAAAAACTTACCATTCTGAGGATTCTTTCCACAGACAATAGCAGGAGCACCATCCCACTTGGTAGTCACCTTGATAGCACTCCCTCCAGAATTCTCAGTGAGCATGTCACGAAGAGACTTGAGAAAGTTAACCGCATTAGTAGCACCTGCCGACCCCTGATTAAAGATGTCGTCTTCTAGGTGTTCTAGGTGTGTGTTCTTTGCCATATCTATATTATAACAGGGTAGCTACCCTTATAGGGGTGTGAGTGGACACTTCTTTTACTGGAGTTTGTAGTAGGGTGCTGAGATACTGGACTGAGATCCAGCATAGAGTAAGAAGTCTTCACATAACTGGTCTTTAGCATCCTTATCTGTGATGCCAGAGATGACATCAAATAGTTTCACCACTTGCCACTTAGAATATAAGAAGGGGTCAGTAACAAGCTTCTCATCAGATAATGCTGCATCTGTTTGTGCCTGATTATACTTTCCATACTCTTTAAACCCTCTCTCTATGTCAGCAAGCATAGTATCTTGGTCATTCTTAACCATCCTTGCAGCACCAGTTGGTATTTGTTTACCACCACCTAGATGATTCTTAATCAATAAGTTAATAGGTCCTAGAGATATCTTACCTTGGTTTGCTGAAGCACCTTTGACCTCACCTTGCCAACCAGTAAGATTCTGTCCACCGAATGTCCTAAACTGTATCTTAACACCAGATGTGAAGTGAATGTAACCATCTAGTGACTTATTACCAAACTCAAACCGAGCAAACTTATGCTCGTTGATTTGTTTCTTATCAAAGTTAACCTTACTAAGAGTAGCATTAGCAGTAATCTTCTTGAGAGATACACCCATCGCTACATTCTTTTGTATCCTCTCTTGCATACACTGATTCAATCCTCGCATGCTCTCCTCTTCACCTAAACATTCTGGGTCGAATGCTGGAGAGATGACGTAGATATCAGCAGGTGACCACTTGTTAATGTCCATCCTGACACCTTCTTTCTTCTTCACTCTCTTGAAGGCATTCTCAATCCTATCTACAGTAGAGGATCCTCTGTGAAAAGTATATGTATTTCCTGGAAACTTACCAACTAACTCCTCTGCTCCCTTATCACATGAGGTTATCCAGTCCTCTGTCAACTCAGACCTCATCTTCTTACAGTCATCCCTTGATATATCATTAGGGATTTCAAAATACTTTGCTGCTTTCTTTATATTAGTAGGATCAAATACGGTACCACTATCTGACTTACCAGTCACCTGTCTTACCGCAGCAAATACACACTGAGCAGACTCAGTAAGTTTGGTAATCTCAGCACCAGCACCACTACCTCCTCCACCTTTGTTTTTATAAACAAATTCAGTTAGTGAACCACGTGATGATTCAACTACAGTACCTGAGAAACTAGAGGGAGGCCATTTAGTTTGGTACTTAGGATAACTTCTTGCGTTAACCCATGATATATTCTCTTTAGACAAAGCACTCTCAATGCTTGTCTTCGCTTGCACTCTATCCCTACTAATAACTCTGATACGTGTGAGTTTAGAAGAAGGGTTACCGATTACCTCGGCTTCATAATCTTGTAGAACAGTATTAACAGCTAGAAGTATCTCGTCTTCAGTAGCAAGAGCCATAAAAAAGAGGGTATTTCTACCCTCTATTTATTATTGTAGGAGGTTGGATTTCTGTATACCAACAAGAGACGGGCATTACTACAGTAGTAAATTTTACATCTCTGCATGAGACCCGACTGGTAAGTCGATTCTTCCTTGGGGGAAGCAGCACCACCTGTGTCTCGTCACCTTAACCAGCTATATGCCAGAAAGTTTATTCAGTC